CTTCTTGATCTTCTTCATGTCCTTTGGCTTCTTGCGCTCGATCTTAGCCTTTCGCGCACGCTTCTTTGCAAACTTCTTGGCCGCGATCTTTAGCTTTCTGCGTCCTTGAAGACTCATCGCTTCACTTATCGGAGCAATCATAATTATCCTTACTATACCTTATACTTATAATCAGTATATGCGAATGTTGCCGTGAATGTGCTGATCGTATCTCGGGAAGTAGCGTCAAGTGATACCTCGCCAACCTGTGAACAAAAACAGCTATTCAGAGTATACTTGGTAATGGGTGATCCGCCGCGATCTAGCTGAGCGACTTCAACAGGACGATAAATCTTGCCAAACGTTGCTTCATTGCTAACAAAGTCATTGATTTCGTTATTCCATTCAACCAATGCCTTGTAGATGTTCATTTCATCGTCATTGTAGAAGGTGGCAGTCCAATCAGCAAAAGTACGGTCGCCCGGAATCTTTAGCTGCCGGCCGCGCCAATCAAGACTAATGATACCAAGTTCCGCTGGTGGAAGTGATGTTGACTGTGCTAGAAGTTCAGTATCTTCGGCGTTAATGCCACCAATCGAAACGCGGAATAGGCTAGGGCGAGTTCCGCCTTTCTGTGAAAACTTATTGGCCAGTGCTGCAATATCTAGTGCCATGTTTTATCTCCTATGTGAGTTTGTCTAATGTTATTTAGATACTGAATTCAAGGGGACATATTTCATTTCCCCTTGAATTCAGATTGAATTAACCTACAGCCTCTTCAAAACTGACCGTCTGATCAACCGCGATAAAGTTAAGCTGTACCTCGTTGATGCTTTGTAGGGGTTGCACGAAAATATCACCGACAAAGTTGCGTTCCTGAATGATATCTGCGGTGTTATTAGTTTCGTCACACACAACACGGAATCCACTAATACCGCGGCCGCCTTGAACACTTCGTAGGATTGGGCTTACTGTGCCAACAAACTGTCCGCGCGTGACATCATCGTTGAAATCGAACAAAGCAAATTCTGAAAGCGTTGCAATGGTCTTTTCAAGATAGATGAACAGAAAGCGTACGTTACTTGGTCTTATCGCCGAATAGAATAGTTCCGCTTCCGGGCTTATTGACGATTGGATTGATACCAAGGCGATAAAGCTCATCGCGTTCGTTCTTATTGGGGTTAAAGCTCAATTTGACAACATCAAGAATCTGTCCACGACTTGCACCGGCTGGACTAAACCACTGGGCAAGTTCTTCAGCAGTTCGTGCATAAAGACCAGCACTATCAGCACAAAGCGGAGTCCATACATACTTGCCGGTAAACTTGTTCAAGCGGTACTTCCAGCCACTATCAGCAATCGCATAGCTTGAGCTAAGACCTAGAGCAGCATCGAAAGTGGTAACATCGCCTAGTTGATCGGTTGAACTACCCGGACCATATTGAGTAGTAGCCGGGGGACTGTAGAATAGAACACAATCCCGACGAGCAGTGCAATATGCGTTCAATGCGCTTACGATTGCAATACCATCTGTATTGTTTGCAAGTGGTGGTGCAATCATTAGACGAATATCGGTAGTCTGATCGTCGCTAAATGCAGCATAGCCGGTATTTCCTGTACCAACCAAATCGCCTGAATCGGGTGCAGTTCCATCAACACCGCCAACCAAACGACGAGTATATGGTACGGTTAGCGCATAGGTACTGAAGTCAAAGGTCGAATCCTTCTTTGTGCCACCGCCAGCCTTAGCGAAAATGTCATCTACGCACCACACATAAGGATCGCCTTCAAGTAGATCGATGAAATAGTTAGGTCCACCATCTAGCTTACGGGCATCATAAGCCTTTGAGGCATATGCGTAACGGCTTAGAATAGTTCCGGCTTGACCACTAAACTTGCCAGTAACATCAACCACAACAATATGACATTCATCATCGGCACCACCGGCAGCGGTAGCAGTTGCACTAGTAGCAGGCGCACCATCAAACTGATTATAGTATTCCCAGTATGCAAGTGTTGCGGTTTCGCCTGACTGCGTTACTTCTGGATCGGCGGTTAGAACAGCAACGGTATCACTTGTTACGCTTGCAATTTCATAATCTACGCTGCCAATAGTGATTGTTGCACCTGCGTATAGTTCGGTTGAAAACTTGGTGGAAGTTCCGGTTAGAGTCGTACTTCCATCTGTAGTAGCAACAGTTCCGGTTAGGTCGACGTTTGCATATGTTGAGCTATCCGCAATTGATACCTTGATATCATTTCCGTAGTGACCGGGATACTTGGCTGCAAATTCAACGCCAGTAACACCAGCACTATATAGATCGTATGCGTCCGAATTTCCGATTAGAACATCCGCACTAACTGCACCATAATCAACTTCGGAAGCGTTGATTGCATTTTCGGCAGCAACAGAACTACCTTCGCTACTGGTTTCTACAACACGATTAACCCAAAGAGTATCGCCGTAGTTGAGGAAGTTGTAACCAGTGAACCAACTCTGGACGTTAGCGGTCTTTTCACCATCACCGGTATCTTGAATAGTTTCAAGCGGCTTGCCATACGTCTTGATATACTCTGCTTCGTTAGCGATTGCGCGAATATCACCAACCGGACCCCAACTAAAAGGGCCGGCATAACAAGCAGCAGTAGCACTAACGGCTTGTGGCGCAGTTGTACGGTCAATCTCGCGTACCGTAACTGCGGGGGATACTGAAAAACGTGCCATGTGTTTTCTCCTATTATAAAGAACCAAGTTAAACAGACTGTCTAACTATTTAGGAAAAGCACCATTTACCATCTTTGAATGGAATAATCTTCCGTTTTTTTCCAAACTGTACCATCGGATTCAATAACACGCTCATCTTGATTCAGTCCATGCATGAAAAATCCATCCGGCAATAGGTCATCTTCTACCATCTGGATTTGCTTGCTATACACATCGCGTCTTAAATCACCGTCTGCCAACTCTTTGAAATACTCTTGTGCAGTAACCCACGCATAGATAACCAATCCCATTGCTAGATCATCATGACAACCTTCATCGGCTTGATATGAACCGCCTTTAGCAATGAATGACTGCAATTCAGATATTGTGTCAAAATCGCACAGTTGTAGTTTGGCTTCCTCAAGCAACGATTTCAAGACTCTGCATCCTATTGGTTTGCTGGATTTCGTCATTGTCACGCCTAGTTTGTTTGATCCTTTTCCAAACCCCTCGCCCAGAACTTGTCCTCCTCGACCGCGATTTGACACTTGTAGAATGTTTTCATATTCCAAATCAGCATATAGAATTTCCGCTACTGTGCTTCCGATATTATTCACTTCACATATCACAAATGCTTCGTTATATTTCTTCGCTACTTCATGCACTATAGTAGGGTATACCATATACGGGATTTCATTGTTGTAATACTTGGCTACCTGTTTATGTGGATATTCGGTTATGTCGATTATGTGGAATGCTGAATTGTCTCTGCCGGTGCCTTCGGAAGTATCAACCGGAATAATATAGATGTGGTCTTTTTTCGGCTCTTCGTAAATGTCCAATGAGTCTTTGGAGTATATCGGATCGTTCCAAAACATGTTCTTGATGGTTGAATTCGATATAAGGGTATTCGCAGAGCCAAGGAATTGACATTCATATTCCGTTTCCCATGCTTCCGGGTTTGGTAGGTTCGCAATGGTTTCCTGCCTCCATGCATCATCTCTACCCGGAACTTGATTCCACAATGCTTGATATGGTTTGAAATTGGACCTTCCTTCTTTCGCATCAAACCAGAACTTAGCAAACAGATTCATTCCGTTTGGCGTACTGATAATCGTAATCTTCGTTGTCTTGCCGGAAGATATAACCGGATATACAGCCTGATAAAAGTCGGATGCGATACCATTAGGAACAAAAGCGAACTCGTCAAGAATTAGATAGTTTACTGACGATCCTCTAATTGCACTTGCACTTGTGGCAGAACAGAAGATCCTTGATCCATTGTCAAATTCAACACTTGTCTTATTCCATTCCTTCACGCCGGGCTTCATCCACAAAGGTAATTCTTCGTATACTGTTTTTACCCGGCGCATGATTTCTCAGCAACACAAGTAGTTTTCCCCATCTGTCTAGAGAACAAACCAATAGTAAATCTGTTTTCGTGGATGGTTCGGATAAACTCTTGTTGAAAGTCGTACATACGGAAAGGAGCAACACCATCATCTAGCGTTACGATCTTAACGTAATTGTGACAGAAATATAGGGGATCGTTTATACACCGAATGATCTCAGATACCATATCTTCAGTGTATGGAATGTCTTGGTTTGGTCCTCTTAGCGCTCGATTTTTCTCATAGAACTTGAATCCTTCCGGAACTTCAAATTCTATATTAGATAGTGTCTTATTCTCTACCATTTTCTTCTCGAATCTGCTTGGTTAGTTCTTTCATCGAACCAACGAATACGGCATTTTGAATGTTGGTTTGTTGGTGTTGGTTGTTCGTTGCTTCCTTCTTCATAATCTTTTCAGCCTTTTCGTGCGCGTCTAGTAGGCTGTTACTGATCTCGCTTAGATTCTTCATTAACCCGGACACAACTTCAAATGCTCTAGGCGATTCGCTTGCTTGTGCTACGTTGATAGCGTTACCAATTACTTCTTGCCCCTGTTCAAGCAAATTGATCATGGTGCAACGAACTAGGTCAAAATCCTGTTGCTTGTGCATTTCCTTTAGCTGTTGTTTGCAATCGTCGCTACTCAAATCTAGCTCGACACGATCAACCTTAACGATTTCCTGCGGCGTCTCATCTGTTGTATCCGGTTCAACATTCAATAAATCGCTTACCTTCTCATTATCCATTTCCGACAACCCCCACATCAACATTAAATGAACCATCAACGGTTGTCGTTTGTGTTGAATTCCACTCTGCAATGTCAGTATCGGGATTCCACGAATACAGATTTATCTCTTGGCTAATTACTGTCTGCTGCGAAGTTACTGGCTTATACATGTATCCCTTTAGATCAAATGACAACGTTGCTTCAATTCGCTGGTCGCTATCCTTCGGTCCTTCGTATTCGATCTCAGGGCTTAATCCGGTGAATACGATGTTTATGTCAGACGTTAAATCTAGCTCTGGAATTTCATCAACGGCAATGGAAAATTCTGGAGTGAAGAAAGGAAGCACCTGTTCGATGATCTGCAAGTAGTCATCATATTTCTTGCTGGCTACATACAACTCAAACCCGAATGTATATGGAACCCTTTGATATGACCAATTCAATTCGTCTTCATCTGTGTAGTTTATGTGCTGATGAAGTGTGTTCGTTTTTCTTGTCGAATCGTATGTATAGCTTACGATATTGAACCCCATTCTAGGAAGCACATTACCTACAGCATAGACATTACCTTCCGGGTTGCTTGTATCTGCTCGCTCGGCTATAAATGTCTGCTCTTGGTTTAATTTTGTATACCAACGTTGCTTGGGAGAAAACGAAAGAGGAACCTTGATTGTCTTTGCTACATTTCCGGATGCGTCAATATGCTGTACGTTGATATTATTAAACAGCGTACCGAAGGATGCTACATATTTTCGTATCGTTCCATGATAGAAGGTAGTACCTAGCATTCATTTTCCCCTACTTTGACCATATCCGGATTATTTATGATGTGCATGGGCAATACATTATCCGGTATTGGACCAAGCTTAATTCCGGCATACATATACGCTTCGGCGACCAACTCAAAACATACATAACGGTCAGGGTTGTAGTCTCCGGTATATGTATTCAGCTTGTGTGTTAAAATCCGATATGCATAGACTAGAAATTGAAAGTAGTCGTACTTACTACCAACCCGGTCC